TGTCACAGGTTCGCTGGTAGCGTAGTTTAATGTATTATAGTTAGCACCTTGTAGGTAGCAACCATACACTTCCCATGTTTCTAATATTGATGGTGTGTTTGCACCATTGCCGCCATCTAAAATCTCGATACGAGTTGTAAACTTGTAATCGCTGCCGCTGGCTGCGCTGGCCTGTTCGAAGAAATCGAATTGTTTCTGTAGTTGTTCGCCAACTAGTTTTTGTACTTGACCGCTGGCATCATCACGTAGGTTAACACTGATGTTTTCCCATGTGTGTCGTCCTGCAAGACGTACTTTTGAATTATAAATTGGAAGTTCAATATCTTCAAAAGTTAAGTTTGGTCTTGTGCAGTCGATAACTTGTTTAGTTAGTTCAGTTGTTGGTGTTGAAACTCCAAAGTTTTCAAAAGAAACTCTGAATCTGTACTGCAACTTGGGCATTAACATGCCCTGTGCGCTTGCAGATTGGTCACTAGCCAACGGTACTGATAATTTGCTTAGTGTTGAAATAGCCATTGTATGCTCTCCGTTATTTTTATTTATTCACTTATAGTCCAGCGATTTCGCCAGTGTTCTTCAAGCGTACTGGAATGTAAATGAACTCAACGGCCTTGACAGGTTCGATAGCAATGTCTACGTATAGTTCATTTCTATCAATTCTGTTAGGTGTGTTGTTGCTTTCATCGCAGACTACTAAGAAGTCATACAGTGCTCGTTGTCCAACTAGTTCTAACAATAGGCTTTCGACCTGTTGCTTGATCTCATCACGAGTGATTTTGTCGTTGGGTTCAAAGATGTATGGTTTTGCTAGTTTGTTCAACTGGCTACGTAGATAAATTACCAAACGTGCTACGTTGATGCGATCTAACGCACTTGCATTTCTTGCTCTAGTCTTTTGTCCAAAGTTCACAAGACCTGCGCCTACAAAGAATGTAATTGGGTTAACTTTTACATTGTACAATGTATCGCGTTGGCCTTCATTTAGTGCCACTGATTGGAATTCACCTTCGTCAGTTAGGTAACCAACAGATGAAGCGTTAGTAATACCACCACGACGTGTACCTGCTGGTGCAAACCATGGGAATGAAACTTGATCACTTAGAGCAATCATACGCATAATCATATGACTTGGTGGAACAATTATGTCTCGGCCAGCGTTGTCGCTGGTAAAGCCCCATGGATAGAAAACGCCTAGATATTCATCACTGCTTACAAGACCTTTTTCATTGTCTTCTAGTGCCAGTGCGGCATTTGTACCCCAGTTGTTAATTGTTGTAGCATCTGGTGTTAAACGTGCAGGTGTATCACCGATTACGAAAGATGTTAAACCACGATCGTAGTTTAGACTGATCATTTCGCCAATTAGTTCTGGATATCCTGGGCAAGCCAACAAGTTAAATCCGTTACGTTCTGTGTCACGAATTTCTTGGTTGCTGTTTACCAATGCTTGTAGACTTTGTAGTACAACTTTACGCTGTGCAAAACGTCCAAATGAACCACTGCCATCTGCTTGGTTAGCACTTTCCGTAACCCAACGATGTGGGTAGTAGTTTTCCATACTGTCACCGCTTGTTGGCGCATCGCCTTGATCACTTTCGCTTGCTTTGTAGCGAATGTTATCATCTAGCGTGTTAATATAGTTCTTTTTAAACTTCTTAACGTTGAAACCGCTTCGACGTAGATTCCACAGCAACATACCACGTGGGTATAATGCAGGATCTGGTGCGTCAAAGTCTAAGAAATTACTGACTAGCAGTTCTTGGATACTTGCTGGGTCTGCTGTTAAGCCGTCTTCGTTCCAACGTGCATCTGCAAATAGAACACCATTTTCTGTTGTTTGATCACTCTTATCTAACAATATCCAACGTTTGTTTGTATAATCATAACGCTTGATTGATGGATAATTAGCGATGTCGCTGGTATCGATCCATAGATCACCTTCTTCTAACACAGTACCATCGCTTTGCTCGACTGGCTCACTGGCAGAAACAATTGGACCTGCTGGGCTAGTAACGCCAGCACCTCGGCCATGGTCATAATTCTTATAACCAACCCATGTATTTCCGTTGTGTACCATGACATCTACATCGTCTACTACACTGCTGTACCATAGAGTGCCATCGGCAACTAGTGTCTGTGGATTATCGTTGCTGATATAATAACTTTGACGCACAACATTAGCAGTGTCAGGAGTGATAGTCATTGGGATCCAGTTGCTGGCAACATATTGATATACACCACCGCTGCCGAACTGTAATTCATCTCCGTCTGCCTCTTGCTCACGGACTGTGTAGACATTACTGTTTTTATCAAACTGTAATAGTGTTCCTACAAATGCTGTACTATCACCAAAATCTGCAAAACGGATTTCGCCGCCAGTGCTGTGAGTAATTACTACACGATTTAAGTTGTCAACACTGGCAATGATATTTGTAAATCCTGCAAGGTTGATTGCTTCTGCAATTCTTTCACTGTCTACTGCATTGCCTTGAACTGTTATTTCAACGGCTTTGTTGTTTAATGTAGCACTACCAACTAGACTTTCAGCAATCTGCATTGTGTAAGTACCAGCGGTAATTCCAGTAGATGCAATTTCTTTACTGCGGATTACTGTTTCGCCAGTACGGAAACGACGTAGCACACGGAAGTCTGCTTGTGGAGAACTGTGTTGATTAAAGTTATATTCAACAAATGCACTGTTTAATGGAATGTTAATACCACCACCAGTCTTGTCTAGTTCAGCAAGTGCTGAATGTGCATTTGCGTAAATTGGTGATTCAACGTTGGCCCATAGTTCAGTGTTTCCGTTGTATTTCTTAACTCTCCAACGTGCTCCTGCATTTGGTTCTGTGATCTTAATCCATACAGAACCTGTTGGGCGTGGCTCACTGTCTCTTATTTTATAAGATGGCAGTTGAGTATGCTTGGAAATCTGTAGTTTAGGAGTATAGTAAGTTTTGGCAGGATCAATGGATAAAGTAAGGCCAGCAATAAGTGTACCAGTTACTTTCAAACTTGTGCCTGCTGAGAAAAATTCTAAAACGCCATTGGCATAGGATGCTGTGACACCTGCATTGGTGTCAGTGACAGCGGCAGCAACTTGTGCTAAACTTGTTGCTGTGGTCATACCAGTTACTGGTGTACCTACTGTATCGCCATCTAAGAATAAATTTAAATCATATGCGCCAGCACTAAATGACGCAGTAGAACCTGCACTGGCTGTGATTGTTGGGTGGCTAGCAATCCAGTCTGGACTACCAATCTTGACCCATACTCCGCTTCGATTCTTGTAATACATTGCCACTTCATGACTTGTGGACTGGTCAACGTTGGAAGTATTATCTTCTTGCTCACCTTCGGATAGTGCGTTTGTACCAACTGCTACAGCATATTCGCCAATACGTCCAACGCTGGACTTGGGACCAGTAGCAGTCAACTGACTTGCTTCTAACACGATCAATGGTGTTTTAGAAACAAAACTTTGTCCATTACGTGTGCTGGCAGGTGCGGCATTCCATTCAAAAATACCCCATTGTGTTGTACTTGTATCTAACCAGAATGTACCGTCTTGAGGATCGCCGCCTGGAGCGTCTGCTGATGGCTCAAGTGCTGTTAAATCAATGTCTGCACGAGCAATCAATACTGAGTTGGCCACGCCTAAGAAACTGTATGCGGCTTGCAGGCCAAACTCATTTAATTCGCCTGCGTGAATTGGGTTGTTGTTATTGTCAACACGGAAAGTTGGATCTCCAAACAAGTCTGCTAGTTCTCTTTGACTTGTTACAGTATAAACTTTTCCAGCATTGGTTGTTAGGGTACCTTGGGCTGTGCCGGTACCTGAAGCATTCTTTTTGTTGGCTGCTGAAGCAACGATAACTAGTGGTCTAGTACCTGGTTCAGCAGGTGTGTAAAAACTTTCGTCGATTACAGAAACCTGTACGCCTGGTGAAGTTAAAGCCATTTTAGTGGTCTCCTTTATTACTCATAATATTTAGCGTAACTTAGTAGAAAGAGCCCGTTATAACATCTAGAAAAGGGTTCAAAAAGGGCGGTTGCTAAATATCATATGCGACCTTTATGTAAAACCTGTGATTCCAAGCCCTGTGCAGTTAACTACTACAAGGGAAAGAAAGTATTCTACAGGAGTCAGTGTGACAGTTGTGCTAGAGGTGCCACACCCAAGAAGCCTAGATGGTATCAACTGGGTTATAGACAACGGGACTTTTGTGAAAAGTGTGGGTTCAAAAGTAAGAACGCAAAAGTATTCAATGTATTCCACATAGACGGAAATTTAGATAACTGTAGACCCACTAATCTAAAAACAGTATGCGCCAACTGTCAACGCATACTGCACCAAGAAGGTGTCAAGTGGCGGCAGGGAGATTTGACACCAGATTTTTAATTGCTAGATATAGGTCGTCAATACTGCCGTTATTGTCTAACTCTGCGTCAAACTGTGTGCCTACCCATGCTGTTTCACTGGCATGAATTCCTGTGCTTTCTAATTTAGTTTTACTAGAAGACCACATCATATTGCCGTCAGGTCCGCGATTTACGTTTACTGCGGCATCATACCATTCAGGCAATGCACCTCGTTTGATCCACACAATCCTACCGCCTGCACGGCGAATGCTGGCAATTTCGTTGGGGAAACGGCAGTCGCTGATTACAATGTTATCTGAGGAATTACGCAGTTTGTTTTCTAGACTAGCAATCCAGGTGTCATCGTGAAAGCCTCTTCGGCATACTTCTGTGCCCCAATATTGTAGTACCCAGCGTGGTGTTAAGTTGGGCATGTTCAAGCGGTCTGCCCACCAAGGATCTACTTGTTCTCGCCATTCACGAGCAGTTTTTGTGCGACCTTCCAGCATGGTTCTGTCCCAACCAAATACTGCGGCAACTGCATCTTTTAATGTGTTGGCAAAACTTTCTCTGCGAAATTCGTGAAAGTTAACTAGATAGTCAGCAACTGTGTCTTTGCCTGAACCAATAAAACCGCACACACCTATAATCATAGCGTCTCCTTAGATAACGCTAGTATATAACAGTTAGATTACAAGGTCAAATTATTTTTAGCCAATAATGAATGTGTAGCCACGTCCGCCAGCAACTTGAGTGATCAGTTCTGCTTCCAATTTTTCCATCTCAGCAGTGCCTTCAGATTTCATAGCAGATCCGTTGAGTGCTGTACCGCCTTGAGGGCCAGCAATTTGTGCGAACTTTTCGCGGGCTTGACCTAACATCAGTTTGCAGTTGGCCAGTGTGTAATCTTTAATCCATTGTGTGGCATATACATCATTTAAAATACCAATGTCGGGACGATAGTTGTAGCAGTAAAGCATTAGTTCTTCGTCACTGTTACGTGGACGTTGTAACAATGTTAATTTGTGACTTTGACTGTGCCATTTAAACTCTATAAAACTGCCAAACATACGACCAATCATTTCCTGATACTGAGCAAACAATTCGTAGGTCAATATGCCACCCATGTTGCTACTGGATAGCAAATAGGTGTTGGTGTAAGCCAAATTAAACGGTTCAAAGATTGTGCCGCCTTGCCCGCCACCTGTTCTTGAACCAATACTACGACGGAATATTTGACGTACTTCAATTACTTCCTTGGGCAATATGTATGTGTTCTGATCCTGTACAGTGGTCAAGAACATGTAACTTTCTTCCACACTACTGTCGCCTCGTTGACGATATTTGCCTAGAGCACGTTCTAATGCTGTTTCGTAGTGCTTGGGATCTAGTTCAACATCAATCATGCCGTCGCCCAGCATGTTACGACAGTAGTCGTAGACTGCTGTTTTTGCCTGTTGTAGTTCGTTGATTTCTGTAGTTGGCATTGTTTATCTCTTTAGTATATTTACCGTTTAAGTTGGGGTACCCCACGCTCCGCCACTCTGTTGCCAAGCACCGTCTGTAAAGATTAAAGTACAGATGCCACCAACACTATCATAATAACTTTCACTAGAATTGTCGTATACGCTGAATGGCGACAACGTGCCAACACCTATATTACGACTATTGGCAACTAATACACTTACGTTAGCCGGAACAACACCATTTTGTGCCACTAGATACATGATCTGTCCTTCCGTACCGTCAGCCAGTGTGTAAGCACCGTCAGTTAGTTTGTTGATAGTCTTAGTTAGGTCTATAGCCGTAACCCCTTGAACAACATCCGCAACTGATATATTTGAGGTGCTTCCAGATGTTCCACCCAGATCACCGGTATCTAATGTTCCAATAACAGCACCTACTGCGGTATTACCAGTTGTGGCAGTGACAGTATATGCGGCTACTCCGCTAGTGACTACTACTGTAAATGTAACTCCACTTAGAGTAAATGGACCGTAGTTTCCATCTACAATAGAACCTATATATGTGCTATCTTCCAGAGCAGTTGCTGTTCCAGTGTTATAGGCAATGCCAGTCTTGGCCACTGTAGTTAGGGTACTACCAGTATAAGCCGTTGTCTGTACAGTATTATCTGGGAATGTTAGATCACCATCCTCACCAAATTGCCATCTGCGTAGTGTTGAGTCTGAAAGATTGACTTCAATGTTGATACCGTTTTCACCGCGGATATTACCGGTAGGGTTTAATTCTAAATCGCCAGGTAGTGATGTAATACCATCTGAACTAAACAACCAATAGTTACCTGTACCGGTAATATCAGTTGCCATTACAATTCCTGGAGGTGCTCCATTGTCGTCAATAGTGATCCGAGTATTGTTGCCACCAATTCGAACAAATGCGTTACTGCCTAAATCTCCAGAACTGTCTATGGTCATACCATTTGGCAATGTTACAATTCCATCAGTGCCAAATTGCCAAGCGTGAACATCTGGAGTAGGGTATGTGTACACACCAGTAGGAGCAACACTTCCATAAGGAGGATTGGTGTTCCACTGTGCTACTGGTACATTTAATGTTCCTGTGTTGACATAAAGTGGTGTAACTGGATCATAGCCAGGAGCAACAATTCCATACTCGCCTTCTACAAACTGTATAAAAGGATCATTGGCAGGGTCATAACTACCTGGGTAACCAACTGGATACCACAGTGAATTTGCTCCGTCTTTGATGTAGGTTACATTCACCAAGGCAACATCAGCACCACTGATAACTATGGTAGTTGGCGGCACCAATGGCACAGTTGTTTCTGTAGTTACTTGTATTCCACCATCCACTGTAGTACGCACATTGTGATTGTCTGTGCCTAAGAAGATGCTGGTCTCTGCTAAATTGCCTGTGGTCAAATGTAAATGATATGGGCTGTCAAAAGTGGGTGCGTCAGCATTGATCAAGCCGGATTCAACACCCACATTCGCAGGGTCGTAGTTGTTGTCTTCAGGTGATACACGCACAGTAAATTCATAGTCGTCATTGTCTACTACAAAACTGATAGGTCCAACACTACCACCAGTTCCATTTATTGCTATTGTGCCAGAACTTGGAGTTGTTAGGCCAGCATCGGTTGGATAGATCCACCAGTAGAGTGTTTGGTTATTATAATTGCTTGCACCGTTAATATAGAATTCAAGTGTATCACCAACTAGGGCAGTATTATCTTGATAACTTAAGGTTATGCCGTTGTCAGTGAAATTATAATTGCTACCACCTTTGATCACCAACTTCTGACTGGCAACATCTGGCGTTGCTGGTGTAAGTTGAATAGTTGGATTGCTGGTAACATACCCTTCAGTGATTGTACCGCCTTGTGGCAATGTCA